CCTGTTAAGGGGGTTGCGTTTGTAATCCCTCGCCAGAGAATGTGCGTATAATTAATAACAAATTTATTTTAATCACTCAACTTTGTGATACTAAAGGTAGCTGGCCCGTCCTGTGGCCCTCCTGTGAAATATGTGTCCAATATTGCACAGTATCCTAAATCGGAATCGCTAGTGTCATGTACCAATGATTGTATTGTAACGTCCACTAAAAAGGAAGCTGATGTCGAACTAGTTCCAGTTTGTGTTTTACGTGAAGAATTGATTTTTGCCGTTCCATAACCTGATCTCATGGAACAATTAAATGCGGAAGCCACTCCTGCAGTAGCACTATATAAAATAAAATTTAATAAATAGCGACCTGTGTCATAAAACACAGTTCCTTTGTAAACATCGGTTGCAAAGTCTGGTGCTGCTATAAACAATGGAACAACAGAATCTAAATCTGAAATTTCAGATGATTGAGTTAAGTTTTGAAATGGATGATCTGCATCACAAGAAGTGGAAGTGTATATATTGACTTCGCTGGAAACTGAGGGAGCAACGGGAGTAAAAAATTCTATATCGTATGTAACGTATAGTCCTCCTATAGTTGTGCTGGCACCTGGTAATCCTGAAGAAGCAATAATTAAAACACAAGGATTCATCAAATCAGTATTTGTTTCATTATTTGAACTTTTAATTTTATATTTGGGGTAATTGAAAGTTTTGCATTCTACTGGAACTGCAAAAGTTTCATGTGGGGCAAACGATCGTGCATTTTCATATTGTTGTAATTCAGCAATTGTTTCAGGTATTTGATCTTCGACGTCATACCCTACAGCAGCCGTTACTAAACCAATTCCTAAATTTATGGAATTGACTGCTGCTGCACATTAACTGACAAATTCGAAGACCATTCCATGGATTTTATATCTACTAAAATTCTTAACAATTTTAGACATCCAAGGAAAACATAGTGAGCTAGCTGCTTGGACGGATACTGTATCTACTATGTATCCTCCTGCTGTGGGACTTGTGACTATGTTTTGAATATATTCTCTATGCTGAAATCTATATGTTTTTGTCCTAAATTTCACGATATCATTCTTCGTTGAATTGGTAATCTTATAATCTCCAGATCCAGTGATATTGGAGATCAAATTACCATACGGTACGGAATTGCGGGCTGCGAATCTCATAACTTTTCCGCCTATGCGCCCTACTTTCTTGACAGTTCTGATAACTTTTCTAAAGTTTCTTTTGTTTTTACGTCTTTGTTCTTGTCTTACCATCTTGAAAATAAACTTGTTACCAATGTTTGTAATCCAGATTGGATATCTGGAGGGTATCTAAAGTGAGAACTCTTCCTCACAAAAAGCCTTTTCACATAGAAAGTCTTCATCTACTTCTGACCTTTCAATAAGACTTTCTCCTTTATAATCGACCGCGACTATTTTTGCTATCAATATTCTCAATTCTTCGTTGGGAGTTTTCCCTAATTCAAAGCTAACTACGTAATCGATCAATTGTTGCAATTCGGCTGCTGATGTGTTGTATCTTTGATACAATGGACTCCAGTCGACTTCATTTAAAGGAACTTGATGACATGCTTCAGCATAATTCAATATAGCATAATCATCGTGATGGCTTAAATACCTATCATTGACGGCAAATTTGCAGAATTTATCGTATATAGCTTTAGACAAAGGATTCATCTGTGTGGATGCATATCCGCTAGCTACATCGGAAAGGAATTGATGTATAAAATCGGTGTATTGTCCGTTTGGTTTTAATTTACCATATATATCTTTCAAATTTCCTTTCTTGCAAACGCCAAATTTCATATTAATACCTAGAAGATTAGTGAATACATATTGATTTTCTTCACTTGTGGAACAAACAATTTTCTTCAAAAAAGTTGATCCTACTACGTTGCTAGTGGTTTGTAATTTAATTAAGAAACCAAAATCTAAAAAACGTTCTTCTATACAATGGGTATTAGCCGCACGCATTGAAATTAATACATTAAACCATGTCATCATGGTCGTCAATGTGTTAAATAAAGTAGTTACACTAATGCCCGATGGAAGAATGGGCTGGTCAAACTTTATTTTTATTTTTTCACATGCCCAATTTACTACATTAATGGGTTCCTCAATACAACTTGTTAAAGTTTTAATTATAAAAGGATCCATATGGCTTCGTTCCAAGAATTCGAAGCATCTATTTAAAGACATATAATGTACATGATCATGGGCGCGTAAGTAAGCCTGGCTTTGATCATATTGGGTAAAATCTCCTTCGATCATAGTTACTTTGCCGTTTTTCTGAACATACACCCATGAGTCATCTCCTAAACACACTATTGTAACGTGGTCACCTGGAGGTTTCTTGTTTAAAATATCATTCAAGAAGGATGTGTTAGAACCTGGAGCATA